GTTGGTTACAAGTTACTGTTGGTGGTACTACTAGAAACACTGATACATATTTGGATCGTATTATTGCTCAAGATACGGCAACAACACAAACAATAAATCATCCAACTCAGCTCGACAATGGAAGCAAGAGATATATTGAGATTGATGGTACTCATCAAACGATCAGACCATATCCGCGCGTTAATGGATTTGATGAAAAGAAGGTTATTGCAGGACAAGAAACCGTTTACATAAAACAAGGAGTGATGAGGTATTTCAAGAAACCCAAAGATATGCTTCTTGGTACTGACTCTCCTCAAATGCCGTACGAGTTTCACCAACTCATTGTATATAAAGCTCTCGAGGAGATTTATCTCAAGCTTGGTGCTCAAGGTTTAGCGCAAACATATGAGCGCAAATACACAAAAGAGATCAAGCAGCTGGAGAAGAGGTATGTTGATAAAATTGATTTTCTTGTACAGCGTGGTCAATTTGGTTTTTATCCTGGTCGTATTGGATACACTAGTAATGATTTGAGGTATCTCGGGTAATGAAAACAAGCAAAACAAATCGGATTCCTTGTGGAGCTGTTGACGATAGCATTCAAGCTCCAATGAGTAAAGCATCTCGAATACTGAACATGAGATGGAATAACCAACACAACTCGTGGACAAATGATAGAGGCTTCTCTCCGTGGTGGACATACCCTGCTTCTTTTGCCTGGGATAATGTTCCGGCTCCTCTCCTTTCAGCTCAAACCTTTCTAGCTTCTCGAGTGGATAGCTTGTATTTTTGGAAGAAGAATACAGGAGAGGTTTACATCTTTGTTGAGCAAAATGGTACTCTCTATGTTGTCTATGGAAACAAGGGACAAGGATCAACTTATACAGGTTTTTCATATTTCTTTGATGACGTTGAAGTTATTGCAACAAATAGAGCAAAAATACCATCTCAATTCATTCCGTACGGAGATCGACTATTAATACTCAATGGTATTGATGCTCCTCTTTGGCTCAAGTCTCCTCAATCTTTTCGAGATTTCTCTTTTATTCTACCAACACCAAGACCAGAAGTAATCGAAGTACAAGCTAATTATGTTCAAGGAGATGAGCTTTCGAGTGGTACTGGTGCTCCATTTTTCGCTTCAGATAGTATCTTTGGTTTGGGAGATACTGAAGGGAAGAAGAATAACTATTTTTGGAAAATAACGTATGTTCTTGATTCTGGTGCTGAGTCTCCTCTTTCGAGCTCTGAAAATATAAATTGGGTTGTTGATCAAACAGGATCTCCAAAAAACAAATTCGGTGTTGTTTGTGAGCTCCCGATAACTCCAAAAGGAACCGTTGCACGTCGTTTATATCGAACAAAAAATTGTCTCAACAATGAGGAAACTTACTATTTTGTCAAAGAAATTGAAGAAAACGGATCAACATTTCACGTCGACATTCTTGACGACACCTATCTTGTTACTCCAGCTCCTAGCTCTCTGAGCTCTTCGGTTATCTCTACTGATTGGAAACAGGGTGAAAGCTGGGATAACAGAATATGGTTAGCAAAAGAGAAGAAGCTTATCTATTCTGATAGTGGTATTCCTGAGCAATTTAATGCAATCAACTTTTTTGATCTTGGCAATACTGTTGGCGGCTCTATTACTGCAATCAAAGCTTATTACAACAATCTCATTATTTTCAGAGAAGAAGCTGTTAACGTCATTCGCTTTGATGGTCGTGGCGGTTATACGTTGGCTGTTGTATCGAGCTCTGTTGGTACTATATCTCCTCAAGCCATTACGATTGCTCCAAAAGTAGGTTTAACATTTATCAATGAGTCTGGAGTCTGGAGCTTGAGAGGGGGCCTGGATGGTGGGTCAACGATTACCATCAATAAAATTTCTCAGGATGTAGACAATCAATGGAGTCGAATTAACAGAAAAGCTCTGAGTACAGCAATCTCAGCATATTCTGAGAGTGAGAAAGAGCTCTGGATCCATTATGCTTCTGGTTACAATCAGTATCCTGATAAAGGTGTTGTTCTGCATCTCAATCGGCAAGAGTTATCCTGGAGCTTTCGAGGTGCTCAATCAGCTGCAGAAGATTCCCTATTTTATTTCTCTGCTATGAGTACAGATTTTGCCGGTCGTTTTGTGTTTGGTTCTCTTCCTTCCTGGAGTAATGATTGGAACAATTTAAACTCGAAAGCTCCTTTGTTTGGTCCCTTACATGTTTGGTGTGGTTCTCATTATCATTCTCAAAAAGCTCAGCTTACTGGTATTGCTGATAATGTATATACTTATACAATAGCCAATAATACAAGAGTAAAATCTGAATGGAGATCTTCTTGGTTTGAGTTTAGTAATGGGATGGTTCGAGTGCACTCTGTTGAGCTGGAGATGATTGCTCAAGGTGACACGAAAGCTGCGATTGAGTATTTTAAAGATTTTCAACTGGATGCTTCAACAACTGCATATCAAAAACAAGCTGATAGTAAATTAGTATTTACCACAAATGAGCCTCCTGTTGTGGTTCCGGCTGCTTTCTCCAGTGTTACAAAAGCTCCTTTCAAAATAAACACGTCAAGAGTTCACGGAGATCGAAGAATGGTATTGAGATTCGATACTCGTACTGAGCTATCTGATAATTTTAAATTTGTTGTTCTTCCTGAAAATGAAGAAGTATTTGAGTTGATTGCGTTCAAGATTGATCACATCGCTCAAGAAATACCAAAAATGAATCAAAGTATTAGACTCAAAAAAGGTCAACCCAGATGAAACAATATCCGAAGCAGCTGCAAGAGCAATATAAACAAGTTGATCCTTCTTTGCTCAATACTAACCCGAGCATTTATCTTAATGAAACGAAAGGTGGACTCAACGGTCAGAATATGCCCGTTTCCTCTTTGAGTCATAGCAAATTAACAGCTCCAACTAAAAATACAACAACGAGCAGCAAGAGTATTACAACTGAGTTTATTGGAGCAACTCAGCAATATAAATCAGTCTCGAGATATGCCAAAGATTTTGCCGCGAACAATTTCACTTTGCTTGTTGCGTTTAATTTAAAAACGGAAGATTGGAATAAAGGATGGAATCGGCTCGAGGATTTGACAAATTTTGATGAGCTGGTCTGTTCTTTGGATTGTAAAGAAGGAATGTTGAACGGTTTTGCTCAAATCAATTTTCGACATGGCTCAAATGTTGTTGTTAATGGTGGTTTATACTTTGAAACAGGAGTAGACTGGTGGACTCGTTGGGGAGTGTTTCTGAATGATGTTTTGATTGCTGAGACTGGTAATTGTTTTCCTCGATTGGAAAATCTTGTAATACCATTCTCAATTCCAGTAGGCTCTCAGCATATACGAATAGATCTCAGATGGAAAACGATTACAACAAATGCCTTAAATGTTAGCGGTTATACAGCAGATCCAACAACAGATCTAGAAATCTTTGGAGCTGAGATCATAGCTCGTAATACATATAGATAGGAGACAAAATGAGCACGTTTTTCAAAGAGGGTGATACTCCAAATGCAACAGAGCTCAACGATCCGTACACTCAAGTTTCTTCTTTTACGATTGATTCTCAAGATTGCGCAAGAGATTGGAGTACCAGGATACATTTTAATACTTCTGGTGATGATATAAATGATGTGCACTATATTAGCGGATTTGCCGGTGCTGCCTATACAACAACCTCAGCAACCTATTCAACCGTAACCAATGGAGCAACAAACGCTCAAATAGTATTGAATAAAACTGAAAGTTCTGATACTCTGTTAAGAATTCAATGGGATACTCTCGTTGGAGCTCTCACGTTAACAGACGATAAATCTCCTTATTCAGATAATATATATGTTTTTCGCATCAAAGTGCTCCTCAACTCTGGAGCTATTACTAAATATGCTTCAGCTGCTTCCTACTCATATTCAGCTCGCTCTTATGCAACAACTGAGAGTGCCCTTACTTTGGGGGTTATCAATTGGAGAAGTTGTTCCGGTGTTGGTGTGCTTGTTATTGATAGCGGAGTTACTGTTGATAGTGTTACTCTGGAAGCTGCTACAGGTGGAGCAGGAGCAAACACTCTAGTTGTTGAGAGATTTAACCTGGTAGTATTGGAGGCTAGACAATGAGCTCATATACTCAACCTGTTGCGTACGTCAATGGCAATAACCTCAATGCTGATACGATTACAAATAATGAGGAAAGTCTAAAAGAGTATATAAATCAGGAGATTGTTACTGCTGATATAGCTGCAGCTGGACTCAAACAAGAGAACATTTCTCGAGGCTCGATTGTTAGGAATAATGCTGAGTTTATATCATCTCACATCTCAGGTATCGCAAATCTCCAGCTGCCTCTCAATCGTTCTTACTCAACGAGTACAACAAAAAACAATTCTCAAACCTCTTCGATTCAATGGCAAGATATATCAAATTGTGCTTGCTTGGTGTCTGCTCATTCAACTGCGTATGTCATCATTACATTGTATATAAAATACCGAGTTGATAACAATACAACAACTGCGAGTAATGGTGGACAAGGCGCTGGACTGTGGCAAAATGAGATCCGTATTAAAAGAGTCAATGTTGAGACGGGTGAATACTCACTCTTTGCAACAACAGATAATTATTGCTTTGAAGGTGCTGGTACAAGTGCGGATACTCTCAATCCTGGTGCTGATTTAGAAAATGCAAATGAGAGGAGCGTTATGACGGTTATACGCTCTCAGGTTACAACGGGTGAGTATTATTATTTAGCAGCCGTAAACCCTCACAATGAAACCGGCTATACTACTGTCAAGTCAATGACTGCCGAAGTTTTTTACATATAGGAGATGTTATGAATCCAATGACGTTAGCATTATTATCTCAGGCGGGTATTGCTGCTGGTGGTACTGCTGTTGGTGCACTGCCTGATATTTTTCGGAGTGATTATGAGAAGCAACAAGCTGATGAGCTGAAGAAACTCAAGAGACAGCAGGAGCTTGGTGCACTTGGTTTATCTGCTGAAGAGAGAAGATCTATTGATGACAGATTAAGAGGACGCTCTGATCAATCGGAGGCTTTTGCTCAAGCTGAAAGAGCTCGATTAACTTCAGGTTCTCCTCAATTTGGAAGAGAGCTATTATCTGAGCAGATTGCTTCTGAAGCAGCTCAACGACAACAAAGAGATATATCTCAGGCGATTCTTTCTGCTGATTTACAAAAGAGAGCTGAGCAAGAGCAACAGATTCGAGATTTAGAAGCGGCTCAAGCTGAGTACAAGAGGAGACGACAGGAGGCTCTCGTTGCTCCTTTTCAGGCTGGTGCTGAGACTGCTGCTCAATCTATGGCTGTTGAGAAACTTTTGCAACTTCCTCCTCAAAGAGCTCTTCCAACAATGCAAACTCAATTTGGTTTGACTCCAGAAGAGGCGGCTATTTTTTACGGTCGCTCTGCTTCTCCAATAATGAGCAATCGAGCTGCTCAGTTTGCTGCTTTTGGTTTTCTAGGAGGGATAAAGTAATGGCGATTCAAAGAGTAGGCGGCTCAAAGGTTTATGTTATCACTGGTTCCGGTCGCGATCCTCGCTTGACTTCTTCTGGTCAATCGTGGGCAAATCTTGTATCTCAACAAAAGTATCGACTCTGGCAAGAGGCTCAACGTCAAGCTCTCCAGGAGATCCAATATGATCGGCTTGATTTTGAGAGCAAACAACGAGTACAACAGGAGCTCAAGAGGAGATTGAATACCGATGTTGAGAACAATCAAAAATCAATTCAACGACTCAAAGAAGCGCAAACAAAATCACAGCAAGAAATCAGAGAGATGGTTGCTAAAGAAAAAAATCTTAGAGGTCGTCCTGTTTCTTTGTCTGCTTCTGCTTCTGGTGCTGCTAGATTATCCACTGATCCTATAGATAAGCGACTCAATCAGCTGCGTACACAAAAGAGATTATATCAAGGTGAGGTTGATGATCTTGATAATCAGATCGCTGAGCTTTCGTTTGGTGGTTTAGCTGAGATCAATGCTCCACAAATTAAAACTCTTAAAGATAAAAGAGCCCCTTATAGTAAAGAGCTGCAATCAATCGAAACAGATATAGACGATTTAACACTTCTCAAAGAACAGCAAGATCCTACTTTGGAGACAAGAGCGAGCACAAGAGCGCAAAGAAGAACGGGCGCGGCTCCAATTGTAGCTCCTGAATCACTTGATTTCTCTGAGCAAATTGCTGATCTTGAGGCTGAAAGAGCATCATTAAGAGAACAAATTGAAGGGCTTGAGGCTCCTACTCTTGAAAGACCTGATTTGATTGGAAGAACAAGAGAGATTTATGGTAGAGAATTTGCTCCTCAAAGAAGAGCTCCTTCTCCTCCTCCAATACAACCAACACCAGCAAGACCTTCTCGAGCTATGGAGATGGAGATGATTGGTATGACTCCTCCAACACCAGAAGTACAATCAGAAATACAACCGTATATCAGACCAGAAATACAACCGTATATCAGACCAGAAATACAAGAAAAAGAATCTGATTTTAAATTTCGCGTTGGTATGACTCCTTCGGAGTTTGTTGGTGCTGAGTATACTCGTATGGTTCAAGATATGAATCAAACTGGTAAGGCGACAAGGGCTATGGAGTTGATACGAGATTTGGGCAATTATTATTCTCCTGCTTCAAAGGATTATGAAGCGGCTCGAAAAGAGATACTTGCTGCATATCAACAATCAATCAATCCTAAAGCTGCAGCTGTGATACAAGCTGGTAGCTCTGATACTCCTGTAAAGATTTCTCAGGAGCAATCTCGACTCGTCAAGAGTTTGTATTCTCCATCTGAGGAGATGACAATGGAGAAGAGGCAAGAGCTATTTGATAACGCAACTCAACAGCTCAAAAAACAGTATGGTGACTCTCCAACACTTGATACAAATCTCTCATATCTAGTACAGTTACATGAGGATGAATAATGACTCCTTCAGAATATAAAGCGGCTCTTCGTAATGCTGACATATACAAGAAATTCTCTGATTTGGAGAAGAAAAAATTTGATGCAATCAAAGCTCAAGCAACTCAGGATTATCTGAGCAAGTTGGAGGCTGGAGAGGAGATTACGTTTGATTCTGCGTGGACTGCTGCTGTTGAGGATATAGAGAAGATTACTGCAACTCCTGTAACAACGGAGTTCAAACCATTTGAGGAGAAAACCGTTAAACGTGCTGCTCCTCCTCTCACGTTGCCGGCTATGCCTGGAGATGAACCAACTCTCAAAACGGCTATAGCTCCTCAACAGGTTATCCCTTCTCCTCGAGCTGATATAACAAGACCGTATAAAGTTGATTTTAAAAAAGTTGCTCAATCTTTGGAGGCTTCTGGTTTGAGTGCTCAGGATGCTCAAATTCAATCAACAGCTCTTCAGGAGGCTCTTTTGGAGCTTCAGCAAATTGATAAAAAAGCAACACCAGAAGAAGCGTTCAAATCAACACTCAAAGAGATTGAAAACATTACAAAAGCTCCAACACTCAAAGAAGATAAAGTTGGTAGTAAAGATCCTTATATTAGAGCATTTTCTCAACAAATCAAAGAAGGAGAGATACCAGATTACTCTCCTGTTCAGCTCGCTTTTCTCAAGTCTGTCAACAAGCAAAGAGTTGAGAACTACGTTGAAAAAAATCTGCCTGATATAAAAAAAACAGTCAATCGTTATCGAGCAATAAACATCGAAGGAGATCGAAAACTGTTGATACCTGATGAAGTTTATCAGTATATGAAAACAACAACTCTACCTCCTACAATATACAATGAGAGGATTGATAAGCTCATCCTGGAGGGTGATGCTGATTTTACAACTCAGCTCAATCCTCGAGAATCTGACAAGGATTATCAAGCTCTTGCAAAGGTAAAAGGTTTTCAGGAGCTGGGCGGTGGTGAATGGTTCTTAGATGAGGCAAAAAAGAAGCGTGTTCTCGAAAATCCTGAGAAGTTTGAGAAAGGACTTGTGATACCAGGATTGGGAGAAACAGAAGGCGGCTGGATTTTTGAAAAAACGACTCCTCTTGGCGGTACTGCTGAGAGTACAGGAGCTTGGGTTCTTCGTTCTATGTTGTCACCTCTCAATCTTGTTGCTGGTGTTGTTACTGATGTGACGAGTACAGATGAGCTCAAGAGGCTCAAAGAAGCACAAAGAGCAAAGAAAGAACCGTTATACAAAGATAGTCCTGTTCTTTCCAATATTGCACTCAATAAAGGTTTTACGGGAGAGGCTCAGGATGCAGCTGATGCTCTTCGGGTTGAAGATCCTTATGCTCGTTTTGCGTTGGTTGGTGCTGGTTTTGCTGCTGACATTTTAGATCCGAGTATGGCGATTGCTGCTGGTACTGGTAAGGCTCTCAAGGCTGGTGCAAAGCTTCGCTCTGCTCAAAAAGCTATCTATGGGACTACAAATAAAAAACAAATAGCCTCAACAATGAAAAGAACTTTTACTGGAGAGGTACTTGATGATTTCAATGCAATCTCTCTTACAAATAAATTAGTTCCTGAAAAGTATGCTTTCAAGGGTCTTGAGCACGGTGATATTAGATTGCATCTTGCTGATGATTTTGCTCAATCTCTTGACGCGAAAAGAATAGTTGAGGCGGCTCCTGATCAAGCAGCTGCTCTTCGTCAACTGGAAGAAGTTGGATTAAA